ACTACAACCTAGAAGCTCTGACAGAGAAAGTAAAAGTTCTGTTCGACTTCCATAACAAAAGAAACAAATAATATTATGCCACAAGGAAAAGGAACATACGGAAGTAAAGTAGGTCGTCCCTCCAAAGCTGCTAAAGCCAAGGGAATGAATAAGAAGGCTGTTAAGAAAAAAACATCTAAGGCAGCAAAACGACCACTAACAAAGAAGGTTATTGGTGGTTAAAAAACTAAGGATCGGGAATGCACAGAAAAATACTAACCGTTGCAAGAAAACTTGAGCAAGCATCCAAGGCTCATGCTGGGCAAGCCAAGGTACTTAAATCAATTGTAAAAAATGCCAAGAAAAGCAAAAAGCGGGGGTAAGATATGCCCTGAAGGTAAAGCCTGGGCTAGACGTACGTTTGACACGTATCCATCTGCTTATGCCAATATGGCTGCATCTAAGTATTGCAAGGACCCTAACTACGCTAAGGGATCCAAAAATAAAAATAAAAAGAAAAAATAACAACAACAAGAAAAATCATTATGGGTTTAATAACAGGTAAAGAAAAGTTTGAAAGACGATCATTAGCAACGGGACCGCAATACGGTGCCAGAAAAATAATTTCAGGTGCAGTTGATAAATTAGATGTGTTTAAACATCTGAAGAAAAGGGACCAAAAAAGGTTAAATAAAATTAAAGACGAAATGAAAACCACTGATACAAATATGTCGAATGCCAGAACAGTAAGTGATTTAAAAAAGAAAAATTCCGTTTTCAAGTATTAGAAATAATGTCTCAGCTAGCACAATGGAGAAAGCAGAACTGGGTAAGGATCGGAACTGATGGATCTATCAAAGGACCTTGCGGAACGTCGAAGGATAAGAAAAACCCTGACCGTTGCCTGCCTAAAAGAAAGGCTCTCAGCCTCACGAAAGCGGAGAGAGCTAGCACTGCTAGAAAGAAAAAGAAAGCAGGAGCCAGAGGAAAGACAGTCGTAGCAAATACACCTAAAGCGAGAGTAAAAAGTAAATGAGGAAGGAACACAAAAGCAAAAAGGGCGGACTCACTGCCGCTGGCCGTGCCTACTTCAAGCGCAAGACGGGTGCTAACCTCAAGGCTCCGGTCACGGAATCCAAGCCGAAGGGTAAGAAGCTAGCGAGAAAGAAATCATTTTGTGCCAGAATGTCTGGCGTTAAGGGTCCAATGAAGGATTCAAAAGGAAGACCAACACGAAAGGCACTGGCCTTGAAGCGTTGGAAATGTTAATAATTAATGCAAGAATACAGGTCATATGCTAACTTAGATGATCGCATCCTCAATGACGGGGATGTAGGTTTTGTTGGGTTCAACAATAGGCTTAGACCTGATCAGCTACAGGGTGGGATGCTGGTTGATGCCCAGAACATTCGACTGGATCGCAACGGTGAAGCACAAGTCCGAAAAGGCATCGAGGTTATTGAAGCCCCGTTTGCCGTAGGTGGAGACGTGCTTCGACTACCCCTTACTGGAGAGATTGACAACGGAACTACAACAATTCTTCCTACGACTATTGAGTCAGCTAACCTCGTTGGTGCTGATAATAAGGTCAGCATTGTTATTAATGACCCAGCTGTTGACCCCGGACATACATTTGCAGCGGACGATGTTGTTGCCGTAGAGGGTCTTGGTTTTACTACGGTTGATCCTAATTCAGTTGCGCCTACGAGTGATCCATTAGTAATTACCTCATTAAAAACTTTAGTTTCCGTGACTGATAACGGAGATACTAAGACACTCAAATATGCCCTAACGGGTAGCGACGAAACCTATACGACTCCTATTGTACTTCCCCAAGTATTGAACTTTGATTTAAATAACAATACTACTCAGGCCGTCATTGGTTTTAACATGATTCTTGACGAAGGATCCGTAACGGAGGTCTACGCTAGTTCTGCATTCAGTGACCCCAATGACAATGCAAGTCAGTACGTCCTTATTGCATCCAATCTAAAGGTTGTTGCAAAGAACCTTTTAACGGAGGCAACTGTAGAAATTGCCTACGCACCCGGAGAAACCATACCACCTACGTCTTCAATGCTTCAGGCATTTAATAAGGTGTTTATTTTTCGCAAGGGTCAGGTAGCCCTGGAGTGGGATGGTTCATTTAGCGCAATAACCTCTGGTAGCTTTGAAGTTGGAAAAACATATACAATTACTAGTCTAGGCGGTAACACCCAGGCTAACTGGAATACTGTTGCTGGAACTAGCGGACTTACCTACGCTGTAGGGAATACGTTTAATGCGGCTACGGTTGGAGTTTCAGGGACTGGCACGGCTACGTCTGCTTTCTCTAAAGTAGCAAGCGGAACCTATACGCAGCCCGTTCAAATAACATCAACGGTTACCACGGCAGCTGGAAAAATGACTGTAACAGCAGGTTCGGCACATAATCTATCAACTGGAAACGAGGTTATTGTTGAAGATAAGGCTGGAAGTAATTTAATTGTTGGAGAGCGATACATAGTAACGGTTGTTGATTCTACAACTTTTACTATATTTGTTCAGCACGCTAACGAATCAAATACTCCTAATGTAATATTTCAACAACAAGTATCCGTAGGTCTTGGGTTCACCCATATGCCTGCTCCGGAATTTGCTGTCTACCATCAGCGCAGGTTGGTAATGCCGTTCCAGTTCTCGGTAAATGCAAGCTTGAACTCATATACGTCAAGGGGAATCCTTGATGAGGTCATTGCTTCCGATATTCTGGACTCCGATACATATGACCAAATCTATGCTCAGTACAGATTTAACGCAGGTGAAGCTGACTTCACTGTAGGTCTGCACTCCTTCTCTGAGGACAACCTGATGGTGTTCAACCGTAACAGCATTCACTTAATATCTAACACAACGTCCCTACAGACGGCTAGCACTAAACTGCTAACCGACGAGGTTGGCTGCGTGGCTCGTCAGAGCATTCAGCAAGTCGGCAGTCAAGTTATATTCCTGTCCGATAATGGTGTTTACAGCACTCAGTTTTTTGATGAGTACAACTTGCGTGGAACGGAAACCCCATTAAGTGAACCAATTAACGAGACAATCAAGAGAATCAACAAGGATCAGCGAGGTCAGGCCGTAGCCGTTTACTTTGACAATCGTTACTTTATTGCCGTACCATTGGATGATGCCCTTCGCAATAACGCTATCCTTATCTACAACTTCTTGAACAAACAATGGGAGAGCATAGACAGTGTTGATAGCGAGGACTGGGACATCGAGAACTTAATAGTTGCTGGTGAAGGAAGTCAGCGGGGTGTTTATGCTATCAATCGACGAGGCGGAATCCATAAGATAGATGCCCGTTTACAGGGCGATGACTTAATAAATGTAAGCATTGGAGGCTCTAACGAAACCAAGGACGTAAAGGGAAGCATCACTACTCGTCAGTACACCTTCGGTAATATGAGCAGGAAGAACTGGAAAGAGTTCCAAATGCACGTAGAGAGTAGCGCAGATAATACCAGCAACTTTGACCTATCGGCGGAGACTGAAAACCCTGACGGGACCTTTACCCTAGGAACTCTTACTAGCTTCAATGGCGGCGATGCTTTGCTCAAGACGGAGGATGTGTCCATCCGTGGTAGAATAGGTAACCGCAGAGGACACGGAATACAATTTACAGTTAACAATACACAAGGACGACCAAGAATTAGGTCACTACAAACTCAAGGATCAACCTCCTTTAGATCAACACAGAAAGCAGAATAATGGCATCACCTATAGTAAAAGGACAGGCGTTTGGCGCAACCGAAACAGTCACTGCAACTAAGTTGCAGAACATTGTTGATAATGCAGCGTTTAAGGACTTCGATGGAAGCACTGAAGCATTTAATGTAAGTGGTTCAAGCGACATTGGAACTTGTGTACTTGCGGGTGGTCTATCAGTTAAGACTAGCACTGGTCAGCTACAGCTTAAGAGCCAATCTGATCAGACTGTTATTGGTAATGTATCAGGCGGTCCTGCAGTGCCTACTGCTGTGCCTATTGTAGGTGCGGGTGGCATACTACTTAACAATGACGCACTAGGGACTGATGATACTAAGGGTGCGACACAGGGTAATATCAAAGCTTATATTGATTCATATGCTATGAAATACAGCGGATCAACTGGAACCATAAGTTTTAGCTCTTCGTTCGGGAGCTGGAATCTATCGTCTATAGTTGGATCGCAACGCAGTCTTGTAATTTTTGAATTGTTCAATTCAAGTACTACATATCAAGTAAATTTTCGCACACCTGGTTCAGACAGGGCTTCTTTTGACTCATCATCTAATGCAGGATGGGGAGCATCTGGTGGCGTTGTGAGTAATTCTAACAGGGGTTCATCCTATGTAGTTGTCACTGACGCATCTGGTATCATTGAAGCTGAATCCTCAGCGTCAGCTACCAATGTTCCCTACCGGATTTTATCATACCAAAAACTACTTTAATTAATGCCCTCCTGTAATCAATTTAACAATTTAATAACATGCCAGTAATAACATCAGGAAAAACCTTTGCTAACGGCGAACAGCTTACGGCGGACAAACTTAATCAAGTAATTACGTCGGCGACCTTCAATCAAGCGGACGCTGTTGATAATAGTACTATTACCATTATTGGCGGTGCTATGGCAGTGGCTGACAGTGGTGTTGTTGAAAGTAAGATAGCTGACAGCAATGTTACAAAAGCTAAGATAGAAAATGTAGCCAATATGAAGGCCCTTGGCAATACTTCTGGAAGTGCAGCTGCACCTCAGGAGGTTGCTATTTTGGACGAGAATGATATGACATCGGACTCAGATACTTCGCTAGCGACACAGCAGAGTATTAAGGCTTATGTAGACAATCTTCCAGGAATTAAAGCTCACTGCGTTTGGGACGGAACTCTAACAGGCACCAATGCTCCTATCAGCGGATCTGGAGTTACATCTGTAACCCGTACTACTACTGGAAGTTGGACTATTAATTTATCGGTGACTGCTCCATCTGCTTCTTTTACAGTACTAACATCTGCGGACCCCGTGAGTAACGGTAGTGTTAATTTTTCGACTGGGGGTCTATCCCTTAGCCCTACTACGGTTCAGGTTCGCAGAGAGCGGTCTGACGGGGTAGCCCACGATACTGCACAAATGTCTTTCGCTGCTATTTGGTAATATGAATCCACTCCTGCAATCAGTTCAAATAGCATTGCAAAATGCTACACAGAAAGAAGCCATTGACTTTATAAATCAAGTCGTGGATTTTTGTGTTGAACACGAGAACGGGAAAGTATTAGCCGGATGGCCAGAGGACTTAATTCAACTACTTGTTGGTTACCACATAGCAAAGGATACTTTTATTGTGGAGCAGGACGAAGAAGGTCGTATTGAAGGTTTAGGTATGTGGTATAATTGCGATGAAAATGCTGACTGGGATTTTATTAAAAACTGGGAGCCAGATGATAAAGATGCTAACGGTATATTTATTGGCTTTCTTCACGCTACTAGCACTGAACTATTTAAAAAAATTACTCGTAAGTTTTTAGAGGTATGCCCTGAAGCCATGCATAAGAAGATTATCATGATGCGTCACAGAAGTCACGTATCAAAACGAGTGGAAAGTAACTATAAACTATTTAATAAAATACTAGCAATATAAAATTATGGGAGGATCATCATCATCATCACCACCACCCGCCCCAGAAGCTATTGACCCAGCTAAGGCAATGGGCGAATACTTATTCGGCAGGGGATTTGGCAATTACCGAGGCATTACTGACCCACGGCTTCAGAATAGATTGATTTCTGCCGAGAGACAGTATCGCCCTCAATACACTGCGCTTGAGCTAGCGGACATTGGCGTAATGGCTCGTGGTATCGAAGGAGGTACACCTAACCCAGAGTATCAACAACTAGAGGCGCAGCTTGCTGGATTAGAGGCTGGCGCAGCGGTTGATGCATCCAGTGCTGGTGATAGTTCACAAACAAGTAAGGAACTAGAAGCAGCCGCCCTAAAATTATACCCCAGAGCAGGACCCTACGATTTTGGCCGTATGAGAGGGGCAAGCCGTCAGAGAAGTGACTACAATAAAAGTCAATTGAAAAATCGAGCCGCATTTATAAGTGCAGTAAATTCAGGAAAAGGAGATCCTGCTGCAGCTCGTGCAGCTAAGATTGCACAAGTTAAAGCGCAGTTACGCCAAACTCCCGAAACTTTGGACGGGACTCCAGGTCTATTTGATCTTCTAGAAGAGCAAACAACTCGTGCGGGTGCATTACAGCGTGAGCAGTTACAGTTACAGCGTGAGTCCGACGTGGGTGCATTACGGGAGTTCGCACCTCAAGTAGTTGAGGCTTACCGTTCTGCTGATCCCTACAGCACAGAAATTGCAGAGAGTATGTCCCGTAAGGCTATGGGTCAACTGACTCCAGAAGAGGAACGCAACGTACAACAAAGGTCCAGGCAAGCAAGTCTATCGAGGGGTCGCATCGGTGACTCATCGTCCATTGCCGCAGAGGCACTTGGTCGTTCGGACTACACAGCTCAGTTTGCACAACCAGCTTTTGGCATGAACCGCCAGCTAGCAGGTGACGTAGGTATGACTCTCTTGGGTCGTCCTTCAGCTTCTATTGGTCTAGGCGGTCAAGTCCTAGGACAAGCACAGCAGGGTGCAGCAGGACCTATGGGTCCTCAGTTATTCGACCCTAACATGGGTATCAATATGGCCTTGCAACAGCGATCGCAGGACATTGGTTACCAGGGTGCAATGGCTCAGGCTGGTGCTTCTCGTAGTGCTGGTAGGAGTTCAATGATGGGATCTATCATAGGTGCAGCGGCTCCTGCTGCTATTACGGCAATCTAACTGTTGACTTAGCTTGGTTAAAGTTAAAAATTCTTGAATGCAAAATAAAATACAGAGTGCAATTCAAAACATTAAGTTAGGCCTTGCGAATGCAGGGAACCCAGTTATTGCGTGGAGTGGAGGCAAGGACAGTATGGCCTTGCTTGATCTTGTTTATAATAAATGCAAAGCCAAGATTCCTGTAGTTTTCTTCAGGGAGCAATGGCAGCCGCACAAGTACGCCTTCCAGAATAGAATCATAGAGGACTGGGGGCTAGAGGTTTATACCTGGCATCCAGCTATTAGTAACTTTCAGCAGACGGACGATGAGTTCGAAGTTCAAAACAGATATTATTTCGACAGTACTGACATGACCTGCCCTACGGGCATTACGCCAGTAGAGGAGGGTCAGCCCTGGGCTTGCGCATTGGACATCTACAACCGACCAAAGAATGCAGGCATTATAGCAAACTGGGACGTAATGTTCGTAGGTCATAAGCACTGCGACAGTGACCCGATCTACGGAGGGGACGCTGGCATTCGTGTAGACGTAAGGATTAACCCAGGGCAGTGCAATGCTTACTATCCGATGAAGGACTGGACGCACGACGATGTGTTTCAGTACTGCGAGGAAAACGATGTACCTATTCAACTGGATAGATATGAAAAAGTTGACGGTGGCTGGAGTGAAAAGGAGGACCGCTCTCAGAATTGTGACTATGTTCACGCTTGCACTGCCTGTATTGACCGCAGGGACAGCGCACCAAATTTTATACATTGCCCTAAGTTAAACTCTACAATTGAGAACGTATCTAGTCGTGTACAATGGGCTGACCAATCAATACCAACATATATGAAAGATTAAATTATGGCATTTCAAGCAGGATCAACAATACGACCAGAACTGGGTAACGCGGACTACAGTGGCTTTGCAAGAGCCGCAGAGATACAGGCATCAGCACTTGCGAACCTTGGTAGACAGATTGGTGAAGGCATTGAGAATTACCAAAAGAATAAGGATATTACTATTGCAGGACTAGCATCACTTGAAGGTCAAGTAGCTGCTGATCCTACACTGTTAGTAGAATTTCAAAACGATACAGGGGATGCTGGAAAAGCATATAAAAACATTCAGTCCGGGGACTATAAACGTAAGGACGTATTAATTGCTGGCGGATTTGCATCCTCTTATGCAAATCAACAGAAGATTACACAAGAAATGTTGGACGCAAATCGTATGGATCCAACTGCTAGTATGAAAAATTACAATGCCTTAATAGGCCAAGATGTACCACCCGCAGAGGCGCGTGAAATGGCCTTTGGCAGCAAGGGCGGAACTAACATTACCGTTGGTGGTGAAGGCTCGCTTGGTGATACTATTATTAGGCAAACATTAGGTAAAGACCAAGAGGAATTCTTAGAAAAAGTTCAACCTGCTCTTAATTCCATACCAAACCTACAATTCATGGAGAAAATGCTTAATGTTGTTGGTGAAGAAGGAGAAATTATTACTGGTCGTTTAGGGCCGCAGGAGCTATTTTTAAAATCAGTAGCTAAGGATCTTGGCTTCGGTGAATTCAAGGATGTGGATGCAACTCAAGCTTATCTAGCTACCGCTGGTAGGCAAGTTGGACAAGTTATTAGGCTTTTTGGTTCCGGAACAGGTCTATCGGACGCTGACCGTGAGTACGCTGAAAAAATTGCTGGCGGTTCTCAGAAAATGACTAAGGAGGCACTTCAAAAACTAGTAGCTATGGCTAAAAGGGGAATTGAAGGTCAAGTTAATTTATTTAATAACCAGATCCAGAGAACCTATACTCCCGACATTGTTGGTGACCCAACCAGCAAGTTTGCATTGGCTCGTCTAATAACTCCTACGGAGGGATTGCTTGATTATGATACATCAGTAAATGTTATTGATGGGACTGGAGGAACTCTAAATCAACCAAGCCCTATAGATAAGGCTGAAGCAGTGCTACGTGACCTAGGTCTATAACATATATGGCTACTAAAGAACAATTAGCCAGCGGGATTATAGAGCTTAAGAAACGTCGTGATGCAGCCGTGCAGTCCGGCGATCAATCATCGGTTGCTACGCTAGATGCACAGATGCAAACACTGTCCTCTGCGTATCGCCAATCAAAATCTGAATTAACTACCGCATCTCCTGATGCAATTAGTGATTCCGTTGATACACAAGGTCAAGCCGTTGAGTTGCTTCACGAGGGTGCTTATAAAACTCCCGCACCAGATATTGATTCGGCGGGTGAATTTGCGGAGTCCATGACCGCGGGGGAAAGATTAAAAATAGAACGCCCTCGTGTTTTATCTGCCTTGTCTGAATCCACGGATATACCAGAGAGTCAAATTGACATAACATCTGGACTACCTGGACTAAAGAGATTAAGGATGGGTACTCTTCGTGATGAGTCACAGGTATTTAATTACCTTAATGATGAATACGGTCAGAATGGCGGAGATGTACGTAAGGTATCTATGGATTACGGGACTGAGTTCTTGGTCCAGCATCCAGATAAAACTAATGGTCAATATGTACTAGCGGATGAATACGGGCCGAGTCTCAAGGACATATTAGACCTATCCAGACAGGTTGCTGTTACTACGGCAGAGGTAGGATCAACTTTAGTTGGACCCGGAAAAGGTTCGGTCGCCTTTACGGCACTCAAGGCTGGGATTGGTACAGCACTTGCCAACCTAGGCATAGATACAGTTCTTGGAAACCCCGATGCGGACCAAGATACTCTTAGCCAAAATATAGGAAACGCACTGACTGAGGGCGGAAAAACAGCCCTAATAGATCTTGGCTTAGGAGTTGGCGTTAAGACTGGAGTTAGAGTACTAGGCAGGGGACAGTTGGGCGTAGATCAGCAGGCTGACAAGTTAATGGAATCCAGAAAGCGTTTGGAAAAGAAATTCAATATGAAGTTTCCAGAAACCTTTGCTACCAGAAAAGGCACAATGGATGCACTTGAGCAGCAAGAAGAGATTGTCTCAAAGTACTCCGATGGCTTCATGGCGGGGCTATCACGTAAAGCCGAACGCGCGCGTGACATTATTTACGATTTAAGTAAGCAACTTACTGAGCTTCCTACTAAGGACTTTGGTACTTTGTATCGTTCGTTTAGGACCAACCAAATTGCACGAACAGAACAGACTGTCCAAGAAATTGCACAGAATGACCAGTTAATCGGTAGGGCTTTAAACGAAGCTATAAATAGCCGTATTCAACGATTGGGATCCTCTGGAGCTAATTCATCGAGTGAGACTGGCAACATTATACGTAACGCTTTTGAAGCCGCAAAGAAGTCAGCAAAGGATGAATCCGATAGGCGTTATACAGCTGTGTTCGACATGGCGGACAGTCTAGGGGTTACGCTGAACCCATCAGCTGTTAGTCAAAATATAGAAAATGTTGTTAATTCTTTGGATTTGCCCAAGGACATCAAAGGGGAAGTTCTAAACATATTTAAACCAAAGGGACTAAACAAGGTCAGTCGCCAGGCGGGTGCATTGGGGGAGCAAATAACGGAAGACCTACCAATTATATACGGAGCTGGGGGCGATATTGCCGCAGGTGGTCAGGTGTCAGAGGCAGCCGTACAGAACCTGTCACTACGCCAACTAGATAGTTGGAGAAAAGAGGTAAGCGAGGTTATCGGTCGCCAAATGAAGCAAGGCAAGGACACATCTCAACTCAAGAAAGTCCAGTCATCCATTGAGGGCATGGTTGATAGAGCTATGGCAACTGGTGGAGATGATTTGGTGCAAGCAGCCGCTGACGCTAAGTTGTTCTTTACGGAATCCGTAGTTCCATTTAGGGCAAAGGGAATAGCCGACCTGTCAACCAGGGGTAAGGCGCAGGAATACACATTAGGCAACCAGCAGGTTATCAACAAGTTTTTCAACGGACCAAGAGCAGTAGAAAACCTCAAGGAGCTTAAAAGAGTAATTGGCAAAGATGCTCCAGCTCTAGAAAACATGCGATCCGCTTATATACATAACCTGATGGACAAGGGTATGAGATATGACGGCAGCGTTGATTACTTGAAGTTACAACAAGTTGCTTTCGATAAGAATGTTGTTCGTGAATTATATGGCGAACGGGCGGTCAAGGGATTTGATGAACTTGATCAACTTATGAGGTTAAATAAGGGAACAGAGATAACCCAAGACATCATTGATGCCATGACCAGAGTGAGAACCCCTGCGGATATAAAGGCAATTCTTGATTTAACCAGTGAGCAAATTAGGAAAAAAAATTATATAAAAAGGAATTCAGAAAAACTTATTGGAAAAATTAGGTCCGGAGAAGTATCTATGGAGGATCCAAGGGATTTGATTGGAGCAGTCAGGGGTCTAAATGCTGGCGAGGCCAGTGAGTTCATAAATTCACTTCCAAATACCGGTGGAATCCGACAGTCATTTGCGCAAGAATACTTAAATGATTTAATGACGATTGCTGGGCGTGGTTCATCAGCAAGTCAAAAAACCTCTCGGATGATGGGAGGCAAGGATATTTGGGATTATAAATTGATGGATCAGATCCTTCGTAACCCAAAACAAAGAGCTAACTACGAAGCTATTCTAGGGAAAAAGACACTTAAGGACCTATATGATCTAAATAACACCTTGAAGTCCTACTCAAGAAGGAAAGCACCTCAATCCAAACTATTTGGTGTAATTAGGAAAGGTTCCGAGGGACAAGGAATTGTTTCCGGTACAATTTATGGATCATTTGATTATATTAAACTGAGGGTTCTTAGTGCTGCATTTTCTTCCGGGAGCTTAACTAAAGTTATATCCAAGGCAAGGAACGAGGAAGAACTTTTAGAGAAGTTACTTCCAACTATGTTAGGCACGACGCGCGGAGTTGAAGCCCTGACTTATGAGGCTGACAAAGATCCTAGATTCCAATCATTTCTTAACAATTACGTTGGTAGTAGCTACAAAAACTAAAGATACTGTAGATACCTTAATTCTAAGCTAGAATTACTTATAGCAAAAAGGGCTGCTCCGGATATGTATCACGGAGCAGCCCCTCCAAGGATTGAACAAAAGCGCGGTCCATGAAAACCGCACTTCGCCTGGGATTACTCCTTCGGCTTACCTTGTTACTATATGAACCAACTAACACACGAACCATTTGTGTGGTAGAATAATTATAACATAGGTGTCCTATGTTTTCTGTCAAGAGGAATGCTCCAGCCTGTGGCAATTTGCACAGAGAAGTTCGCACTTCTCTAGCTCCTCAATGAAGTCCTGACGGTTCCCCGTTCTGGCGAAGTCCCTTATGGGTCTCACCTTCTCATAACCGGGCAGGTGATGGCAGTCAAATTGAACTGCCTTGCCCTTGAATCCGCACTCACAGCAGACATAGCCACCGAAAAAATCCTCAATGATTTTATGGTAACGAGCTGTCCGCTTCTGGTGAGGCTTCATATCAAATGAACTGTGAGTGATCCTCCATCTTCTGAGTGCCTTTGTTAAATAGGATACGACCTTGGGTATATCCCATGCCCTCCCTCTGCTTGGCTAGAGTCCATCGGACGTAGTCCATCTTCTGTTCCCTCTCTGATAATGTCTGCCACAGAAATATAATACTGTCAGCATCCTGCTCCAAGGCTCCACTCTCACGGAGGTCGGACATGATAGGCGAGCGGTCATCCTTTTCGGATTCACGGTTCACCTGTGCCAGTAACAGGACGGGTATATCTAAGTCCTTGGCTAGTAGCTTTAACTCACGGCTGATCTCTGCGACTTGTTGCTCTCTGGATATGTTCTTGGACATGGGCTTTATCAGCTGGCAGTAATCAATAATGATTCCATTTACCTTATGCTTTCTGTGCATACCCCTAGCTGTTGCTAGTATGTGGTCCAGTCGA